CCTTATCCATTTCAAGAATACAATAATCTAATTCTGAACCCAAACATGCAGAAGATGCAATCAAATGTCCTTTGCCAAATTCTGCTACACAAGCTTCTAGTTCTGCCTTAAGAGTTGGAACTCTTTCCATTCCTCGATCAAAATAACTTTGAATCCAAGAATTAGATGAAAGTTTCCGCAACATTTTTGCACCAATTTTATCTTTTGCAATTAAGATAAAGTGAAAATATTTTTGACTACTTTCTCTTTCATCTACAAGATAAATCTCATTTCCATATCCAATTCTAAAATTTGGATGTTCCTTTTGAACTTGTTGTCTTTTTTGATCAAGCTTAATCCAATTACCAAGTGCTTCGTGATCAGTTAAACAAATACCTTCTAGACCAATTTTAATAGCATAATCTACAAGAGAATCAACTGTATTAATACAATCAATAAGACGAATATTTGACATATCACTATGTGAATGCATTTCAAAACGCGCCATATAACCTCTTTCTCTTTTATCCTCTATATAAATTATACTATATATTTTTAATTATGTCAAATTTTTAAAAAAGTGACAGATCACATCTATTGTCCATCCATCTCCTAAGACATTAGCAGCTTCTTCATAATTAAGCATTGAAGTATATCCTGCAGGAACTGTTTGACATGCTTCTAATTCTCTTTGACTTAATAATCTTGTTTTATTAGTTTCTTCCAAGAGAAGAGAATCAATAGCGCCAGTTTTTGAAAATTCGTCTGCACTCAGTCCTTTATATTGAGCGTATAATCTGACACAGTTTTCATAATTCTCCTTGCTTTCATATATTAAATTTTCAAAACCTTTATCATAAACTCTGCGGAATCTGCGGGCCGTGTTGGTCATAACACGCCCACCACTAGATGCGGTTATTGCTCGAGCTTTTTCTCTAGGCGTATATCCATTTTCAAGTATATCTTGAAGTTTAATGTTTTTCTTTTCAACTGGCGTATAAGGAATATTTGTCCAATAAAGTCTTTTTCGCAAAGCAGGTGCAATTAATCCACTTTCAATTCTAATTGGCTCAACTTTTAAAATATCGGTTAATATTTGTTTATCTGTATCTTTCATTGTTGCAACATTTTCAATAAAGAAATAAGTAGGATTAACTTCTTGAAGTATTCTATAACATTCATAAAATAAACCACTTTTTTCTTTATCTTCTAAGCCGATGCGCCCTTTGGTATTCATTAATTTAGATAAACTTTGACAAGGAAAACCAAAACAAACTAAATCAAAATGATCTATTGTAAAATCTCCAGTTGATGTTTTTAAAATCTTATTTTGGTAAGATATATCTTTTACATTTCCAATTTCTATAATATCTGGATAGTTGGTTGTCGCACATTTTATTGCACTATCTTTTATTTCAGATGCGTAATATTTATCAACTTGGATATTACATTTATCTAAAGCAATGCGGGCTCCCGCAATTCCATCGCATAAAGATAATACTGTGAGTCCCATATTAAAAAATCCATTTCTCTTCAAGATAATAATCTTCAATAATTAACTGCGCAGTAGTATGACCCATCCAAGTATTTGCATTACATCTACAGACCGCAGTAATAGTTTGATTTGGTTTTAGCATTTCTTCGTATAGCTCTTCACTAGCTTTAAATTTTATAATGGCTACATTATTTGGAAGAGTAATTTTAATTGTTGGGTTTTTATCAGGACTGAGTAGTTGAATATTACAAGAATCTAAAGGAATATTTGTGATAGCAACATAAGGCTCGGGTACTTCTTGTCCTCAAAAATCTTTTGAATCAGCAATATCTAAAATAGTATTAGGGTCAATCTTATTTAATTCCCAAACAAAATCTACCCAATATACTGGCTCTTTAGAAATATTCTCATATAATTTATTTGTTGCATCAATAAATTCTTGAATTCGAGATTCTGGAATGCTAGCGCCATGTGCATTTGCATGACCTTGAACATATTCTGGTATTCCTGTGCTTAAAGCGAGTTGCCGCAGGTCTTGATTTTCTGACATTGAATAATTGCGGCCGCTACCACGATAAAAGTATTCTTTATCATTTTGTTCTTTACTCTTGGTAAGAATATAACATGGATGTTGATATTTTGCTTGAATTTTATTTGCACATAATCCTGCTAAATTTTTCTCAACTTCTCCTGGTTCACAAAGTAATATAATAATACCATTTTCTGTCAGCTGTAAATCTTTAATTCTTTGTTCAAGAAGATCCATTGTAGCGTCTTGAAGCTTTGTTTGTCTAGCTTTAACATTAGCTGCAATCCGCACGGCCTCTTCAACTCTGGGCACCAATTCTCCCCTATGACCACGTTTACCACTCTCAATCTTCTCAAAAGCATACATTGTCAACATTGATTTAAAAATTAAATCTTTTTCTTCCATCGTACCAGAACGAACAACCGCATTGATAAAAGGCGTTACATAAAACGCAATTGACATATAATTAATTCCGCCCATTTTATCAATACTAAATTTATTTTTTTCACACATATAATAAAAAAATGGATTTTTAATATTACAAAGTCCATGTGCAATAATGCTTCTTGTTTCAATAGAGCGATAATCCATCATATCGCTCAAACATCCGAGAGCAGCTAGATCAATTAAATCTTTTGAATAATCTGTTTCAAAAATTTGATCCCAGGCTCGACATATTTGCCATACTACACCTGCCGCAGATATATCTTTATTAGAATAATCACAAATTTGATTATTAATAATTACTAGTCTTTCTTCATCTTCTAAATATTCATCTGCTTCGTGATGATCCATACAGACAATTGAACATCCACGATTAAGTAATTCACGCATTTTTTCTGTATCATTTGTTGAACTATCAGGCAAAATAACTAAACAATTATCTGGAAACTGATCTGCACAATCTTCTAATCCATGTTGCTTACCTGTATGTAAAATATAATGAAAACAATCAATTCTTTCTGGGTAAACTTTATATAAATAATTCATAATAATCGCAGCAGACGTAAACCCATCTGCGTCGCAATCAACTAATACATAAAAATCTGTATCATTATATATTTTAGAACTCATTAATTTTATTGCATGTCTAACTTTTTCTTTTCCAAAAGCTCAAGGAGAATTAATATTTTCTTCATTCGCCGCAGCCCATTTGGATACATCTTTAATACCACGGTTAATTAAAATTTGATTAATTGGATGTTGTGCATCTTCATACTCTCCTATTAATTTATATTTCAATATTCCCCTCCTTAGCCGCAAATCAAGGACAAAAACATCCTTGCAAATTATATAAATAATTAATTAAATACTCATGTAAATATTTATCTTTTAATATGCACTTTCAATATCCATATCCCATAGGTATGTCTTGAAATTTATGAAAAGCACAATACTTACATCTAGGATGCTTTTTCCTATATTCTAAAATATGCTTTAAATAATAATTCTGTTTCTCCATAAATATAGAAAAGCCTCCTTTGATTTATCTAATGGACTCATATGATAATCCAATAAATTATACTTGTCAAATAACACGCTAACTGACACTTCATTTTTAATTTTATTAATTAATTTATCAATTTTACTTACTGTTTTATTATAATCTTCTGTATACATTTCATTAAAATCTTTATCAAATCCTAATACAATTTCTTTAACTCCCGCATCCAAGAGTAGTTGAAATTGATACCTAGAAATTGAACTGCCGCAAACTGCTACACATATATTACTTTTTGTACCAAAGTAAGACATATATTGTAAAACAGATTTTTCACTTTCAACTACAATCGCTGTTTCCATTGCTTTAATATTATTTTTAGCGATATTTAAACCATATAGATTAAAAGCAAGTGGATGATTGCACAAATGCCCCTGTATGCGGGCAGGCCTGTATTTACCATATACTTCATTCTCTTGGACTAATGTACGTTGACGTATACCTACTAATCTTGAATCTTCATCTAAATGCGGAATTAATACTGAACCATTAACAGGATCATATTTAATTCCCATAAAATCACATATCTCAGAAGAAATACCTTCTCTGGTCCAAGGAAGAATAACAGGAGAAGGATAATACTTGATATAATTATTTAATTCAGGTAAAGAAATTTTTTGCTTATTATATCCTACAATTTCATTTAATTTAGAAAAATTAGATAATATCTTATAATCTTCTAAATCAAAATCTTCATTACTTTTTAATTTACTTTGTAAATTAAAAAAATTAACAACGAAAGAAACCGCAGCATTTAAATCATCCATATCTTGAACTTTTTGAACTAATTCAAAAATATCAAAACTACCACAATGAGTAAAACAATTAAAAAGTGCAGTATTCTCATAATAATAAAGTTTTCTAGAATCTCCTCCATGACAAACTGTGCGGGCGATAATATAATTGGAAAACATTTCTGGTTCTGCATCAAAATAATCAAGTAAATTATATACATCTTCTAATTCTATATGTTCTTTAACTTCTTCTTTGTCCCAACTCATTATCGCCTCCTATCTCATTTTAATTGTAATATCATCAATTGAAATTAATTCATAATTCCAGTCTGTTAAAAACAAACCATCAAAACGACATGTTCCTTTATCTGCATACATCCAAAGATAACATTTTGTATATCTACCTCTACGATTCTTATAAATAGACATTTTAAGATTTGGCCGAGTCATTCCATCTTCAAGAATCGTATCTAATTTTTCTAAATCTTCTGGAGTTACATCCAACATTACTGCGCCCCAATCACATTTATCTGCAATTGATTTTGCTCCTCGTAACAAATTTTGATCGGGCATGTCAGAAGATTTCCAATCTTGATTTAACTGCGTTGCAGAAATAATAAAAACATTATATTGAGTTGCAATATCTTTTAATTTAACACTAAGTAAGAACAAAATATTATCTTCTCTTAATTTTACTCCGCCAGAACGACGAGTAATTTCTTCAAGAATTTTCATTGACGTATGAATATAATCTAATGCTATATATTGAACTCCATATAATCTAATTGCTCTTTTAATACAATTCTCAATATCTTTCAAATTAAAATCTGGAATTATTTCTACATATAGTGGCATTCTTTTAATAACTTGAATTGCTCTTTTAACTCGCTCTAATTCTTCAAATTCTAAAATTCGATTTAAAATAAAATATTCATCTACACCAGAAATGAACGCAATCATTTGTGTTTGAAGTTCCTCGAGCTCGAGCTCTGTACTAATAAAAAGCGCAGGTAGAGACGGGCCATTATCAACCCATTCTGTTCCATTATAAATTTCATCACAAGCACAATTACACATATCCGCAATTAAACTGCGGGTCTTACCAACGCCAGTTGCGGCTGACCGCAGATAAAAACATCCTAATCTCATACCTCGCGTTACTGTATTAACAAGTTTTCCATAAAGAGGTTGACCAACATTCGGATGTTCAAGTAATTGATTAAACATTTCTTCAATGCCATCACTAGCACTCACTGTTTCATCTGTTGATCCATCTACGTATGTTGCCCGCACTCGATCAATTTTTTCATCAATTAAGTCTGCAATTTCTACTAAAGATAAACTATTAAAATATTGAGTTTTTCTTTCTCTAACCTCTTGGTTTAATTCATCTGGATCATATATCCAAGATACATCGTATCCAATATTTGCATATTCTCTTAATAGAGTAAACTTTTTAGTTACTTCATAATAATAATCAAAATTTGCTAAATCAGCATTTTCTTCTGCTGTTTTTAAAAATCTTGCACCATCATTTGCTTTATAGGTCGCATAACTTACTGGCCTACTTTGAAGATATTGATCAATTGCTTGAACATTAATTTGACGAGTTCCCATTGTATGAAGATTAGAAATTGCTGAAAATACAATTTTATGAAATTCTTTAGGAAAATCGTCTGCGGTAAGATTATATTTTCCCTCATCATCCAAGAGGGTAATATTTGCAGTAATGCAACCTAATATTTGCACTAGAGCAGGTGTATCTGCATATTTTGCATTATTCAAATAATCCCTCCTAATCTAATTCATAATATTTTACATGACGAGGTTTTTTAAGAGGAGTTATTACTCCTTCTACTACTCTTGGATTCTTATTCACATAATCAGAAATTCGTTTATTTTTATTAATTTTAGAATTGTTCTCTTGTTCTTCTGCCCACTTTAAATATTGATTATAAACATAAGGAACAATACCTATTCCACCATTTGCTTTTTCTGTGGAATTCCCTAAAATATTATACCAATAAATCAATGTTTCATAAAT